TGCTGCGCCAGTTAAAGGATTGTAATCCACAACCCTCAAGTACAATTCGCTCAAGGTTGTGCTGCAGTATCTCCCCAGCTTCGAATAGTTCGTCGATGACCTCCATGCGGCGAGCTTGGTCTATCAGCACCCCACGGATTCGCATCTCAAGGGTTGGGCCTTGAAGGGCTTTGGAGAAGGCGTAGGTGGCGGAGGTGTGTTCGTCGAGTTGTGGACTGATGGAGTTGAAAACGTCTTGGGTGACGAGGCAGTCAAGGCCGTTGTAACATTGGTACATGTCCCATTCGGGGAGCGAGTCGAGGTTGTCGATGTGGGTGCGGATGATTTTCATCAGAATGATTTTACCATATGATCATAATATTCGCCGAGGAACTTGAAGTATCCACGAGGCTCTTTGAATCTCCATATGCGAACTTTATCGCTTACGTATGATATGTGGTGGCCATAGCTCTCAACATCAATCGCTGTTGGTTTCACCTTTGTGTCAGTTCTTACTTCTCCAGCAAGATACTCATTCCAGTTCTTGAGTATTGTATCCTGTCGCATCTTAATTATCCCTCTTGATTGTCTTGCTATGCCTCGCCATGCCCTTCCAAGACCTCTCGTCGCTATAGATCGACCCGAGGAAGCCGAGGTTCTTGAGCATCTCGGGTTGCAGGGCGTGGTTTAGGAGCATGGTATCTTCCATGGCGCCATACACCTTGATGTGCATGCTGCGCCACAGGAAGGCTATATCGAAAGCCCCGTTTTGGAAGAGCTTGGGAATGGTTGGGTCTTCCAGTACATCTTTAACAATTCGCCAAGCTTGGCACTCATCGTCGCTAGTAGGCCAATAGTTTCGGTCCGCTGAGCGGGCGTCATCGAAAGGAACAACCAATGCAATTCGATCGCTAGGAGCGAATCCAATACATGTAATGCGATCGCCGGCTGTTTCAATGTCGACAGAAAGGAGGCTACATCCTTCGATGTAGGTGGAGTGGAACTGCTTGATGTCCTCGATTGTGGGCTCGATCCAGATTTCACGTTCGGGTCTCCGTATGTCGGGGTGGGTTGATTCGCGGGTAGCTTTCATCAGGTCGGCGATTACGACTGGTCGGAGGTCCCAGTTACGCAAGACGGCCGCGGGGTGATGGGTTGGTAGTAACTTAAAATCGCCAACTGTGTGAGTTGATAGTAAGGTGGTACCCCGTATGTTTCCAATCCCACTGAGGCCGGCCAGGGCCCAGAGGGCACAATTGCCGAGGCAAACAATAACGTTTGGGTTTTTATCAAGCAACTCGTCACCAAGGCGGGCAAGCTCACTAGCGAATTCCTTCCTAACGAATGGCCCACTGGGCTTGGGCTTCCCTGCCCCGGTGGGTATCTTTAACGCCGGGTACCCCGGCAGGGCCTCGGATTTGGGCCCAAGGAACCAGCCTAGCCAGTTGCCGGGTGGGTGGTGGTTGAAGACATTGGTGCGGTAGACCTCGGGGTGGTTGTCCCACAGGGCCATGATGTGGCGATTGTCGTTGGTGAGGTAGTATTTGTGGATCAGGTCGCGGTCGACGGGGCTTAGGGTGATTAGCTCGGCCTCAGACATCATGCGGAGTAGCTCGATGCCCGAGGCGCCAATCAATGTAGAACCATGCTTGGCCTCGGCTTCGCCTTGAGCTTCGGCGAGCAGGACGATGCGGGTCATCGTTCGGCAGCTTCAAAATCGTTGGGCTTGCTGGGTCTTGTCGCACCGATTGAGATGGTTCTGCATCGCTGGCACTGGTACAGACCAACCTCACCATAGCGGTGCATGAAGTCTACGACCCACATCCATTTGTGCTGCATGAAAATGCAAAGCCAGCTCCTCATGCCTGCGGGTCCTTTCCGAGTCTAGCATACCCACCCACGTCGTCCCAATGATCAGCAAATCCATGAACCCCCGACATGACCCGGCTGATCTTGGTGCAGATCATATCCAGGGCTTCCTGTTGGTGCGGCTCGAGGCCGGCCCAAGCATCTTCGCCGTGAAGCATGGCTTTGAGGTTCTGGCTGATGCGGGCGTTGTCAGCGAAGTTGCCGTGGGTAGCGTGGCGCTCGGAGATGAGGGCTTGGACTGGGCGGATGGGCGCTGTGACTGCTTCGACTAGTTTGCGCATGGAGGCGGAGGTTTCGGTGTCGTTCATGGGTTCACCTCGGTTAAGTCTACGCCAATCTGCAATTGGCATGCTAATAGCAAACTCTGGATCGGCATGCCAGTTACCTTCTTCGTCTTCGTGCATGCTGGCTCCTTGGGTTGGTGGGGGCACAATCGCCCCCACCAGGGTTTGGGCTTGGGGCAGTGTTACTCCGCCGGGGCCGTTCGATTGACCTCAGCGAATGACTGGGTGTTGTCGTTGGACATGCGGTGCTTGACCACGGCGAGGACCTGGGAGTTGACCACCTCGGCGTTGCGAGCCCGACGACTGGCTGCGTCCGTCAGGTCAAGCCCACAATGTTCGTGGAACTCGTCCAGGCGAAAGATGCTGTCGGGGGTGAGGTAGTAGGTCGTGGACAGGTTCTTGCTGTCAAGGCCGCCGACCTCCTCCAAGGCCGCCGGGTCCACGTCTTCGAGGACCGAGATGGGCCGGAGGGGGAACTTGACGAAGGGGGTTTTCTTCTGCGATGACTGGCCTTCCTCCGGCTGGCCAACGATGCAGACATAGGTGCCTTCGGGCAGGGGCTTCGGGCGGTTAACCTCTGTTGGCTGCTCATCAAGTATCGAGGTGAAGTTGGGTGCGTTGTTCATGATTTGGGTCCTGTGATTAGAAGGGAACGTCGTCGTCGGGATTGGTTGCTTTGATGGGTGCAGGTGGGGTTGCTGGGTCTTGGTCAAGCTCCTTTTGCTTTTCAATTGCTGTTTTGAGAAGGCTTTCGATATCGCTGGTTAGATTGTAGGACATCTGAACCCGCGACAATGCCTCGATGGCAATGCTTAGATTTTTGATGTCCATTGCGTAAGATATCATGCTCGCCTCAATGTTAAGGCTTTGGGTTTGGTGGTGGCGGGGGTAGACTCAGACTTCGCGACGGTGCCGCCATGGAGGATCGCGAAGAATTCTGCAAGACCGGTGTCGGTGTTGAAGGTCTTGGGCATTTGATCAGGCTTGGTGTTAGCCAGGTCGATCATAGCGTCGGAGTTTAGTTGAATGGTTCGCTTCTCGCTGGACTTGGTGTAGTAGATGTAGTTTGGAAAGTACTGAGGAATCTTTGGGCTAAGCTTCTGACCAACACCTTGAGGAAAGATTTTAGTCTTGCCATCTTCCAGGGTCATGTAGGTACCATGGGCAATAACAATGACGTTGGTTTTGAATGAGGGGCTAGTCAGTGAAGCTAGTTGCTTCTCAACGTCGTCCTGGGCGTTGCCGTACACGGCTCGACCGTCGGCTTCGCCCTTTTTGCCCTTAGGGGTCATAACTTCATGGAAGTCATAGGCAGAGTCACACCAGCGAGAGAGGCTATCGATGACGAGAACTACGTCTTCGCCCCAGGTTGCTGGAACGCCGTAGTCAATGATTTCGCCATCATCGGTGGTGTAGGTCCAGTGGTTGAGCATCTTTAGAGAGTCGATCCAGGCCCTGGGCTTGCCATCGATCACAGTACCTGCTGCGGTGCCTTTGTAGATGTCGCGGACCGAACGGTATTCAACATTATCGAGTTTGTCTGGGCAAAGCTCGCGGACCTTGGCAGCGAATACATCTAGCAGGTTGTCAAAGTCCAGAATACGAAGCTTAAGCCCCATGGCTACAAGAGAGACAAGACTGGTGGTCTTGCCTGCCTTGGAGTCACCGATGGCTAGGAGCTTAACGAAGTTATTAGAGTGGTGGGTTGCTAGAGAGGGCATCTGGCTTGGCTCCTTGGTGATGGTGACAGTGACGCGGTCGCCAGGTTTATAGGAATGACCTGTGCTGAATCATTTTGCTGATAGTCCATCTAGTATGTACCAGCCCATGTCTTGCAGACTGCCGACTTCGACGACTGTTGTTTTCCATCGAGTGACTACCGGGGTTTCATCGGGTTCCATCTCTGATCAGGCTCCAGTTTTTCAAAGTCAGCCGCGAGAAATCGGTCGCGGACCGCTGGGGATTTGGAACAGATGCCGCGGAACCGGCAGCCGCCGAATTTGTCGCACGAGGTGTCGTTCATGGGGAAGTGGTTGGTGGTGGCGCAGGACTCGGCGAAGGCCAAGGTCACTCGCAGGTCAGCGAGCCACTCCTCAAGTTGGTCCTCGGTGCGGTAGGTGAATCCGCGGGCGAAGGCGTTGGGCTTTTCGAGGAGGACTTGGGCGGCGTCGATGATGACCCCGCGGATTGGGGCATTGAGGATGATCTTGCCTGCGAGGGTGTACAGGGACATTTGGTTGTGGGGTTCGTATTGGTTGAAGTAGTAGGCGGACAATGTGGTGGTGCTGGTCTTGCGATCCATGACTAGGAGTTGGTCGTTGAAGCTGACGACCCGGTCGAGGTGGCCGCAGAGGAGGTAGGGTTGGCCCATACCACCCGGCTCGACAACCTCATAGCCAGTTGGTCCCCAATCAAGTTCAAACCTAAAGCTAAGTTCTACGGCTGGTGTTCCGTCGTTGAGGATGTAGGTTTGTGCTGGGTCGTCAGCGAAATGGTCAAGGTAGTCCACCACAAGTGAAACCAAAGTCTCGCGGTTCTTGTAGTGCCCAGCTTTTGTATCGCGATCAGGACTCCAATCGTCCGTACGCTCAAGAAGGGTGCGGACTATCGTTCGTATTGCATCTTCACGTTCGGCTCCTTCGGCCATGAGGCGATCGAATTGTTCCAGGGCGGCATGATATTCAAGTCCAAATCTAAGGTGGACAGACTCTCCCTTGCCTGCATAGCCTTCTAGCATAACGTATTCGTATAGTTTCGAACATGTCTTAAACATTCCAAGGCTAGTACTATCCCACGCCACCTGCACTTTGGTGCCGGGGAGAAATGATGAGGCGGTTTCTGTGGTTAAGGCTGATTCGTCTACAATTTGATCAGCCATAATAAGGA